GCATCTAGAGCAACACCAGATGTTACGTCTGTAAAAGTAGCTATTCAGCGATTAACAGAAATCTCTTCAGATCTAAGCAAGATGCTAGCTGTGCATGAACAACGTCTAGGTCAACATGAAAAGAAACAAGACACATTAGAATTTTCTATTGAAAAGCGTAGAGACGAACTGTTAGCCGCTATTGATAGAATTAACAAAGATATTGATACATCACTAGCTAGACTAGAAGCAGATACTAAAGTTCGTCACACCGAAGTGTTAGAAAAAATCAAAGCAGTTGATGATTACCATAATGTTGAAATCGTCAAGCTAACGAACAGAATTTCGACTTTTGAAAAGTACGTTTGGATGGCCATCGGCGCAATTACGGTTGCCTCGTGGGCTGTGTCACTAGCTATTTCCAAGGCTTTCTAAAATAAGTATGTACAAACTATAATAACAGCTGTATAATACTGGTATCAGTAAAAACAATGGTATAGTTTGTAATGAACTGGATTGATCAAAAATACATTAGTTTAATATCAGTTCGACTACAACGATTCACTAATAGAAATGGTTCGTTTAACTTTAGATGTCCTATATGTGGTGATTCACAGAAGTCTAAGACAAAATCTCGTGGATGGATTTACGTAAAGGACAACAAGGCTAAATTCTTCTGCCATAATTGCAATGCAGCTATGTCACTAGGGAATTTCATTAAAACCCTAGATGATTCGCTGTACTCTGAATATAAGTTCGAACGCTTTAAAGAATCAGGAATTAAGACTGCTAAATTTGAAGACATTGAATCATTCACGTCTAAACTAAAGACTCCTGATTTTGTGGCTGATACAGCGTTCAAGAAGGCCACAAAAATCTCTTCTTTGCCAGAAGATCATCCAGTTAAAATATATATTGTTAAGAGACACATTCCTTTCGCACAACACTTTAGGTTGTTTTACGTGAAGGAATTCTATGCGTTCGTCAACGAGTTCATTCCAGATAAATTCAATGAGAGTGCACTCAAGCATGACGAAGCAAGATTGGTAATACCTTTCTTTGACGAAAACAAAAAGCTATTTGGATTTCAAGGTCGTGTATTAGGTGGTAATAGCACGAAATACATCACTATTATGCTTGATGAGAGCAAGCGTAAGTTATATGGACTTGACACAGTAGATCTTAGAGAACCTACTTACGTTTTTGAAGGACCTATTGACGCTATGTTTATTCCTAATTCTATCGCAACCGCTGGTTCTGACTTGGTGTTGGGAGTTAAAGGTCTCAACACCGAAAACATGGTGGTTGTGTACGACAACGAACGTAGATCTATTCACACTGTAAAGAAAATTGAATCCGCAATTGACAGCGGATTTAAGGTTTGTATCTGGCCAGAGAATATTATTCAAAAAGACATCAATGATATGGTGTTGGCCGGTATGAAACCTGACTACCTCAAAGCCCTGATAGATGAAAATACATTTTCAGGATTAAGAGCTAACATGGAATTTAATTCCTGGAAGCGTATCAAGACACATACTAATTATTCATATAGAGGAAATAATGCATATAGCAAATATCGTAGCAGTAACTAAGCCTGTAATTCCTGGTTCTGACGCCCCACAAACTGCTGATGAATTCGTAGCTTATGTAGCTAGAGTTTCAAATCCATCAAATCAGAATAATAAGGAAACAGCTGACAAGCTCATTGGTTATCTGAAGCGTAATAATCATTGGAGCCCGATGGAAATGGTCCATGTAGTAATGGAAATTACCACTACGCGTGATATTGCTCGCCAGATTCTTCGTCACAGATCATTCTCTTTCCAGGAATTTTCTCAGCGATATGCTGATCCTACTAATGATCTAGGATTTACGTTTAAAGAGACACGTTTGCAAGATACAAAGAATAGACAAAATTCTTTGGATACAGAAGACAATAATGCAATCGCTAGATTTGAAGCTATGCAAGATGAAATGATTGATAAGGCTTCATCTATGTATGTTGAAGCTATCAATATGGGTATTGCCAAAGAACAGGCTCGTGCATTTCTACCTGAAGGGTTGACTGTTTCGAAACTATATATGGCCGGAAGTCTACGCTCATGGATTCATTATTGTGATCTACGACGTGGTAATGGCACACAGAAGGAACATCGTTGGGTTGCTGAGTCTGCTTGGAAAGAGCTAATTCATTATTTCAGTTCGATTAAGTAGAGCCTATAAATATCCGACCAATTCAATAAGCGTATAATAAGGAATAATTTATGTCACTGGTGGTAACTAAGCGCTCAGGTAATAAAGAACCATTAGATTTAGATAAGTTTCACAAGGTTACAATGTGGGCTTGTGAAGGCCTAAACGGTACGTCACCATCTGAAATCCAAATCAAAAGCCGAATTCAGTTTTACAATGGCATCAAGACTTCTGATATCCAAGAAACTCTGATTAAGTCAGCTGCTGATCTTATTTCAGAAGATGTTCCTGGTTATCAGTATGTTGCCGGGCGTCTTGTTAATTACCAGCTTCGTAAGGAAGTGTACAATGGTCCTACGCCTGTAAGCTTGATCGATCATATTCGCTACGTTGTGGCAGAGAATTATTATGACAAGGAAATTCTAGATCAGTATACGCCAGAAGAAATCAATCAAATCGATAAGTTCGTAGACCACGACAGAGATTTTGATATTGCGTACGTAGGAATGGAGCAGTTTAGAGGTAAATATCTGGTTAGGAATCGCGTAACCGGAAAAATTTACGAAACTCCACAGATGGCATATATCCTAATTGCCATGGTCTTGTTTGCAAAATACCCGCAAACCACAAGATTGCAATGGGTAAAGGACTACTATGATGCAATTTCTACATTCAAAATTTCTCTACCTACGCCAGTTATGGCAGGTGTCCGTACTGGCATGCGTCAATTTTCTTCATGCGTGGTTATTGAGTCTGATGATTCTCTTGACTCGATATTTGCCTCAGCTACAGCCATCGGTAAATATGTCTCTCAAAGAGCTGGTATTGGAATCGGTGGTGGTCGCATACGTGCTATTAATTCACCTATTAGGAATGGTGATACTTCTCATACTGGTGTTATACCGTTCTATCGTCATTTTGAAAGTGCAGTGCGTTCGTGTTCTCAGGGCTCTATTCGAAACGGGGCGGCAACTCTATACTACCCTATCTGGCATTTGGAAGTCGAAGACCTTCTAGTTCTTAAGAATAACAAGGGCACAGAATTCAATCGTCTACGCCATATCGATTACGGTGTGCAGTTCAATAAGGTGATGTACGAGCGTCTTCTTTCGGGTGGTAATATTATTTTATTTTCTCCGTCAGATGTTCCTGAGATGTACGAAGCATTTTTCAACGACACTGACAAATTCCGTGAGCTGTACGAAAAGGCAGAACGTTCAACTAAAATTCGTAAGAAGACACTCCCGGCGATTGAACTGTTTACATCGTTCCTACAGGAGCGTAAGGACACTGGTCGTATCTATTTGATGAATGTTGACCATTGCAATACTCATTCTTCGTTCAAGGAAGAGGTTGCACCTGTTAGACTTTCTAACCTATGTACAGAAATTACACTTCCAACCAAGCCAATTAACAACATTGATGACGAGAACGGCGAGATTGCATTGTGCACGCTGTCGGCTATCAATTGGGGAGAAATTAAGCATGTCGATGATTTTCAGTCTGTTTGTGCTCTCGCTGTTCGTGCTCTTGACTCTCTTCTGGACTATCAGAACTACCCTGTTGTTGCAGCTCGTTCCGGAACTATGGCTAGACGCCCCTTGGGTATTGGTATCATTAATTTTGCTTACTGGCTTGCTAGGAACGACCTATCATATTCTAACATTGATGCAGTGGGTCTAGCTAAGATCCATGAATACGCTGAAGCATGGTCATACTACTTAATCAAGGCATCAGCCGATCTTGCTGTTGAATTCGGTGCACCATCTAAGAGCAATGAAACAAAGTACTCAGACGGTATTCTACCAATCGATACGTACAAGAAAGAAGTTGACGAACTAGCAGCTCCAAAGTACAACATGGATTGGAATTCGCTACGTAAGCAGCTCAAAGAAACTGGCATCCGTAATTCTACATTGATGGCCTTGATGCCAGCAGAAACGTCTGCTCAGGTATCGAACTCAACCAACGGAATTGAGCCGCCTCGTTCGTTGATTTCAGTTAAGCAGTCTAAGGACGGAGTGCTTAAGCAGGTTGTTCCTCGTATTAGAACACTTAAGAACAAGTATGACTTGCTATGGGATCAGAAAAACCCGGAAGGTTATTTGAAGATCATGGCAGTACTACAGAAGTTCATCGACCAGGCTATTTCTGTCAACACCACATATAACCCTAAGTTTTATGAAAACGATCAGGTACCAATGTCAGAGCTAATGAAGCACATGGTTATGTTCTACAAGTATGGCGGTAAGAATTTGTACTATTGCAACACAGCCGATCAGGCGGGTGAAATCGAATTCAAGCCAGTTGAAATGGCTGCTATCGAGGATGCTGAAACGTGCGACTCCTGCACAATTTAATCATGACCGTATTTAATCTGACTAACACCGACGCGACAAAGTCCACTGCGTTTTTTGGGCCAGAACTGGCAATTGCCAGATATGACAAGCAAAAGTACGCCTTCCTTGAGAAGCTAACTGATAAACAACTGTCGTTCTTTTGGCGCCCAGAAGAAATCGATATTTACAGAGATGCAAAGGACTTCAAGGCACTAGAGCCACACGAACAACATATCTTTACGTCTAACCTTAAGAGACAGATTCTTCTGGACTCGGTTCAAGGTAGAGCACCGACCGCGGCATTCGGGCCTATTTGTTCGTTGCCAGAACTAGAAAACTGGATCATTACATGGGCATTCTTTGAAACGATCCATTCTAGATCGTACACCCATTTGATTCGTAACGTATATCCAGATCCGTCTGCTGTCTTTGATACTATTATGGAAATCAAAGACATTGTTGATTGTGCTGTGGATATTTCTGAGTCGTATGATGCCTTGATTAATTTCAAGGGTGAGTATGGTTCGTATGAACATAAGAAGAAGCTTTGGCTTGCTCTAATGTCGGTTAATATCCTAGAGGGAATTAGGTTCTATGTTTCGTTTGCATGTTCTTGGGCATTCGCCGAAGTGAAGCAGATGGAAGGTAATGCCAAGATTATCAAGTTCATCTGTCGTGATGAAAATATCCATCTAGCAGCATCACAGCAGCTGTTAAAGGTACTACCACAGGAAGATAAGGATTTTGCGAAGATCCAAAAGGAATCTTCTAAGGAATGTATTTCAATGTATGAGTCTGCAGTTGTACAGGAAATGCTCTGGGCAAAATACTTGTTTAAAAACGGCTCTATCGTTGGACTAAACGAGCAGCTGTTGTGCAATTTCGTTGAATGGTTGGCCAACAAGCGAATGACAGCAGTTGGATTGTCTACTAGTTTCAAGGGTGGTTCTAATCCCCTGCCATGGGTTCAGAAATGGATTTCTGGTTCAGAGGTTCAGGTTGCTCCACAGGAAGTTCAGGTTTCATCATATGTTGTCGGTGGTGTTAAGCTAGACGTCAATGAAAATACTTTCAAAAGCATGTCTCTTTAAACAATAAATAGAGGTATGGAATGGACATACCTCAACGATAAATTCCCATACGCAATGATAGGCGAAAACTTTGGTTTCGTCTATGTCATTACCAACACTGTTACCGATAGAAAATATCTTGGTAAGAAGTGGTTCTGGTCTTCTAGAAAGAAAAAGGTAAAAGGGAAGAAACGCGCAGTACGACTTAAGTTAGAGTCTGACTGGGAATCATATTACGGATCATCGGCTGAGTTAACAGCTGACGTTGAAAAATATGGTAAGGATAAGTTTAGAAGAGAGATAATCCACTTATGCAAAACAAAAGGCGACGCTTCGTATTATGAAGCAAAGTACCAATTTGAATGTGGTGTGCTAGAATCCGATCAATGGTATAATGCTTGGATTATTGTTCGGGTGCGCAAGAATCATCTGACTTCTTATAAAAATCGCCAGACTTCTTCTTAACACGTGGCGGCATTCGTGAAACGTACCACCATCCTTCTGGTGGAAGTTTACCAGTCTTTTTAATTCTCTTGGTTATAAAGCCATTAGATATGATTCTGCATCCAGCTGGAGAAGGTGGTGTAGTAGTTCCTATTCTTCCTCTTCTCCAACCCATGTTATCAATGAATATCTGAGCTTCATCTTTGTCCATGAACTTATTGATGATATCATTAGTTATCCAGACTTTACCCTGTAGGCCATTTAGCCCACCAAGTATTTCGATCTTATGATTTTTCATAAGAATCTTTCTAGAAATACGCCTATATTTTGCACAATAAATACAACGTAGGCTAATATTGTCAAAATTGTTGTTTACATTATCACCGTCTATG